TGATCGATAGCCATAATTAGTTGTTTGGTGTAATGGTTTGTGGTTTAATCTTCTTTTTGGGAAGGACTTCGATTTCAGATATTTCTAACATCGGGTCTTTCATTTCGCTTGCAACTACTGCCTTGCCAATCTTGGTTTGAGCAATAGGCTGCTGTTCAGAGTAGGTCTCATCCTCTACTCGGATGCCATACTTTGATAGAAACTTGGAGTTTCTTGCTGTTGCCTCAGAAATAAAAATTACTCCACGAGGACCAACGGCTCTGATTTTTCTGTCCATGGTTTGTGTTTTTTGATAAAGTTAAGTAAGAATATTTGAAAATCAACTATCTAACGGGAATAAGCCAGTGCCTACATCTGTATCCGCCTAAGTAAAAGAAGATAGTTGTCCTTGTTGTATTTGGTATTTTACCTTGCCAAGTGCCAATGTCTGCCCATGACCTAATTGTATCTACGTTGTAAACACCGCCATTCCTAGCTACGCAGAAGTCTCTCGAATCCTTAATCAATCCACCAGCGTATCTAAACTTGGTAAAGCCTAATACCCTTGAAAAGGTGCTTACCAAAGACCTTGTGATAGAAGTGAACAGCGTGTCGGATAAAGTGTTCGCAAACACAAATAACCTGCCTTTACGAATGGAATCTCCTACAACAATCTCCTTAAAGGAGTCTTCCAATACAGACCTCGTGCCTGCTCCAGCAATGGCTAGAATCAAGGCATTTTGGATAGGAGAGTAAACAGATGCGTTTATTTCTGTTAGGGACTCAAGAGCAGAACGCTCAAGGCTATTTTGCTGCGCTTCAATGGCTTCAATGTCCTCAGGGGATAACTGCTCACCAATAGACTCGAAGTAGTCTCTAATGAGCTGAAACTGCTCTTCAAGCTTGTCTCTATAAAAGACTAATGCCTCAAGGTATTTACCGCTGCCCATAACCCTTTCTGCCTCCTGCATAATGCCATTTACAGCAGCGTAGTTCTCTTGCGAGTTAGCCACCTCATCACCATCATACTTCAGGTTACGCAACAAAAGCAAAAGGAGTGCAAGTAATTCCTCTTGCGACTCCTCCACCTTCTCCATGAACTCTTCGTTCACAGAGTCTAAATTGTCTTGTATCCTGCTTTCTAATTGCTCAGGAGTCATTATGCGTTCAAAATAGTGTCAACAGATAATCCTTGTTGTGCTTGTGGAGTCATCTCTTTAGCCCTAGCCTCAATGATAGCTTTCTGCTCCAACATAGGTAAGTCTAAGAACCCTTCGCTCTCTTCTACCAAGCCCTTAATAATGGCTTCGATTTCAAAGTGCATAACAGCCTTCCACTTCTCGGCAATGCCTGAAGCAACTAAAGAAAGCACATCCTTCGGATCTAAGTTGAAGTAAGGGTCAACTTGAACCGATAGCTTCATAATAGCACTCTTAGCCTCTTGGATAGGGAAGCGAGTCTCTAAGTACTGCTGGGCAAGCATAGCACGAGAGAAGTTAGGAGCGTGTTTAATCTCCTCTGTCAACTCTGCATCTGTACGCATCTCAAAGTTTTGCGGATAGCGTACTGCTGGCATCTGCCACTCAGAGCCATAGCGCATAGAGCCAATCGTATCGATAGCAAACTCGAAGTCATCGAATACAGTGTTAGCAAAGCGAAGCAAGAAAGAATACAATTCTTCCCTATCGATAGCCTTACCGGTAGCTGTCTCTCTGCCCGAAATCTTTTCGTTGTTCATTACGTCAATACTCAAAAGCTCGAAAGCCATTTGGATATTCGTAATAACCTGCTTATTCAAGAACTCAAGAATCTCGTGCTTCACATCGATGAAGCCAGCAGGCGGAATGTTTATCTTGGTCTCTGTCTCGCTGGTAAAGCGGTTAGGTGCTTGAACTTGGTAAACGCTCATCGGACCAAACATACGCTTAGTGCCTGAGCCACCGCAGCTGCTACAAGCAATAGCTACTTTCTCTTCGAAGCCGATAGCCTCTTCAGTCTCTCCCGTGCCATTACAAGTATCGCACTCATCAACGTATTCCCACTTCTGCAAGAAGGCGTGGCTGAACTTAGACATCTGTAAGGTAGAGAAGTCACTCACCGCTTGGTCAAGGGCAGGTACTGCTGGAGTATAGAATGACTGGAAGTAGTAGTCTCCTGACTCTTGTACGGATATGCCACCAAGTCTGCGACAAGGCAAGTATCCTAAGTTATGTCGGTAGTACAACTCAATCTCGAACTCAAAGTCGGATTTTTTCCCAACTTGCTTCGCTATTTGTATCTCGTTCTTATCGAAGATGTAGAACACTAAGCCCTCTTCCTCTTCCTTGCCGTTATTACCGGTCTTTACATAGCTCTTCTGCTCTGCCTTAATGATTGCATACTCCTCGTCCTTCCATGCCCATACACGCTTGCTCTTAAAGCAGTACGCTACTGGAGTAACCTCTACGGAGTCGTTGAACTCACCGCTCTCGAAGTACTCAAGGTTAATAGGCATAATGGCAACAACCGCATTCGGGTCGGTAAGCGTTTCAAAGCTTACAATCTGCTGGAAGTAGTTCTCTAAGCTGCCAAAGCGAGGGTATTGCTCGGTGAAGTAACGCTCTTGATTTTGGTTGTCAAAGCGAACCTCGAAGTTCTGTCTGTTCCAAACACGACCTGCAATGTTTACAGCCTTGTGGAAGTAAGGGACCGTAATAGGTCGGTAGATAGCCTTACGATAGTTAAACTCGTGAGGTAGTTCGTTGGGTGCTTTCTCTCGAAATAACTTTTCGGGGAATGCGTCATAGTCCGAATGGATACGCAGACGCTCTGCCATCTCTACGCACTCTTTATAAGTAGGATAGAAGTCAGGAACGTAATACTTGTTCGACCTCTTCTTCTGCTCATAAATGGCATACTCCTTGGCAATCTTTGAAAGCAGTTCTTCTGCTAATTCAAGGATCATCGTTTGCCTCCTCTTGTTCTACACTTACACATAGCGTTTATTCTTTAAAAGGACATCCCAATCCCACTTCTTTACAATCTCCCAATCCTCCCCCAAAATTAACATAATTTCATCTAAGGATTTTTGACCTTTAAAATCTTCTTTGTTAGAATATTCCGTATAAATCCATGCAGTCTTTTGAATGGCTTCTAAGGAAGCTTCTATAATCATAGCCTCTGCACCTTGGGTATCCATCCATAAGAAGTCAATCTTATCAATTCCCTTCGCATCGCAGTAGCCACTAAGGGTAGTGCATTTGATTTGCACCTTATGCTGGAAGTTAATATCGGGATGCTCCACTAAGTGGTTGCCAGGCTGGAGTAGGCTGGAAGAACAAGTCCATTGTGCGCCAGGTCTTTCGCTTAACCAAAAGTCTGTCATACCCTCCTTATCGGAGATGGCTTTGTAGTTCACCACTACATTGCTAGGCATTCTCGTAAGCTGGTTACGAGGGTCGCACTCAAATGCGTGTACAACGCTATTAGAGACCTCTGCAAGCACTATCGTGTCTTCTCCCTTATGTGCGCCTATCTCTACAATTATAGGGGATTCTACGCCCTTTAAAAGCTTTCGGATAATCGAATGTATCTCTTTCATATAATCAAGTCTTTAAAGTCTTCTACCTTGCCCTTTATAATAAAAGACATATCCTGCACTCTAATCATAAAGGTAGGTGTTCCATCGGCACAATCGTGCATTGTAATGGCAAAATCAATAACATCAATAGCAAATAGAGCTGGTTTCCAGTTGTAATTGGTAGACTCCATAGGAGGAGATATACCCAAAGCATGGTAGTCTATCTGCACACCCTCTTCAGGGCGATTATGGGCGCACTCACAAATAAGGAAGCCCTCACTTACAACTGGCTTGTTGTACACTAGCTTTGATTCTTTCATAGATGCTGTATTTTTTTAAGAACTTTTGCTTGAATTTATTTACCTCTAAGACTTGCTTATCGTAGTCTACACTCGATATGATTTCGTTTATTTCGTTTAGAGCGTGTCTCGGAGACTCGTAAGACTTCAGCTCTATCGCAAAAGGCATATGCTTCTTTATATTCCTTGCTCCAACGTAAATAGGAATGCAAGAACACATCACAGCATCTATAATCTTGTCTGATATGTAGTCATCCCAAATGCCATTCTCCATACAGATAGAGAACTTATAAGGCAGCAAGCCGTAAGACTTATTGCCTAACTCACCCTTTACGCCTCTGTAATTAAGACCTCTACCAAAGACATCGCAAGTGTTAGTGCCTGCAAGCATCCTGGCTATATTGTGCCTATGCTCGTAGAAGCCTCCACGGATACCCGAAGTAATCATAGAAAGCGTTTTGGTCTTTTCGATAGGCTGGAGGTACTCTTCGACATCTCCGTCCATGTGGTAGAACATCCCAGCAGGGAAGCCTACTAAGTTGCCTTCTATGCCGTAAGCCTCAGGCTCTGTGCAAGTGTAAACAACATCGCAGTAGCTGCCAATGTTTCTGTCAAAGAAGTTATGATCAGGTGGCTCTTGTATAAACCCTATCACATTGCTCTTGGGGACCTTTATATCGAAGTCCTTCTTGTCATTGAATATCACAAGCCACTCGTAAGAGTCATCGTTAACAAAGTGTAGGTTGTCCTTAAACTGCTTGGTGCTTACATATTGGTCAATAATCCTATCATGAATAGCAAAGCTATCGCACCAATTTGTTATGACTCTTATTTTTGTAGGCTTTTCCAAAATTATGGGTAGTTTAATCATGCAATCGAGCTAACAAATCTGCGCTTTGCTTTTGCTTGATTCTCTCGGTTGCTAGCAGCAAGGTCTTTGCCTCTATAAAATTCAATTCGTTCTTCATCACCATGCTTAATTGTAGTAAGCCCAAAGGCGAACTTGCGCCTATCAATGCTGAACTTTTGGTCTAAGCGGTAGTAGAAGTCAATGTCATCCCATCCCCAGCCATCTACCACTTCGTTGTAGCCTCTGACAGCAAGGAAGTCTCTCTTCCAAACAAAACAACAGCCAGTGCCATCTCCATAGTCCCAGCCAGTAACGTAACTTCCATCTACAAGCACTTTAGAGACATGGTAGTGTAAGAACTTTGGCTCAAGGAGTGCATCTGCATCTAAGAAGAAAAGGATGTCTCCACGGGCTTCTAATGCCCCAATGTTTCTTGCCCTGCTAAGGTTAAAGTAATCTCCGCAATCGGTAGCCTTTACAGCCTTAACCTTCGGGTTGTTCAAAGAGGCAACATAGTCGTAGCTATTGTCAGGGTCAGCATAATCTACTACGATAATCTCGTAGGTAGTCTTGCCAATCTGCTCAAGCCATGTGGGAAGAGCCTCCTTCAAGTGGTGGAGTCTTCCTTTGCAGGTGGTTATAATGCTTACTTTCATCGTGCAACAAGTACTTTTTGCTTTGCAGCGTGTTTGTCTTTTGCTAAGTAATGCCACTTGTATTTGTGTAGCAATCCTAATTCAGAATGGTATTTGCGGATGAGCCTATCGGAGTACTCCCACGCAGAGATATGCGTGAAGCCTATGCCTCCGTAAAGTCCTAAGAAGTAATACTTTTCGTTCATGCCAGCAATGTCTCTTAGAGGCTCTAAGTACTGAAACATGATAGGGTTAACGCCTGCAAACGGATCTAACTCAAACTGAGCGCAAGCTATGTTGTAAGCAAGCTCATCAGGGTAAGTGCCTCCCCATGGCATAGCAAGCCTATCAATAGGAATGCCGTTATCGATATTATCCCTTACCTTTTCGTAGAACTTGGTAAGCTTCGCTCCTTTTTTAAGATACATGAACGAGCTGTTAATAGCAGTAACCTCGGCATCTTCTTTAAGCTTATGAATCTCCCAAATAGTCTCTAAGGTTGCCCACTGCATCTCAGGGAAGCTATTCCCATCTCTCTTTAGGTTGCCCTTCGGAGTCTTTCCGCCTTCAGTCATCCACGCAGCAGTCTGCGAGTAGAAGTAGCCATTAAGAGTCTTTAGGTGGTCTAGCAAAGGGGCGATAGGCTTCAAACAAACCGCATCTACATCTAAGTAAATGTTGTTGTCATAGATTAGGTATTTGTCTATGCGAGTCTTTGCCTTACCGGGAGAGAACTTGCCATCAACGTACAAGTCATCTTTCTCTACTTGGGTAAAGTCGTTAAACACCCACTTATCGTCATCTACGATACCCCAATTTCCATCGTGTACAAGTTGAATTGGAATGTCCCTATCGAAGCAACGGATGGACAAGGCAAGGTTATATGCCATTTGATAGTAGGATGGCTTACCGAAAGCCATCATTATAATTCCCGTAGTCATGCCCAAATTTAGGCAATTAATTGCTAATCAACCAAAAATAAAAAACCCCACCATATAGGTAGGGTCTAAGTAGTTGTCAGCAGCGACAATTACGGGAGGTCAAAGATACCAGCAGGTGCAGTGTATTTCTGTGGCAACTCGTTCGGGCCAATAGAGGCACGAGCTGTACAGTTAAACATCTGAAGTTCTTTGTTGTTTGCAGGGACCATCACTGGGTTACATACAAAGTTCACTTTGTTGTTCACAACCAACACCTCGTCACTTCCGCAAAGGAATAATACCAATTCGGTTGTGCGTGTGTTAAGCTGAGAGTAAAAGCTTACGTTTGCGCTGTTAGTGTTAGCATCCTGCCAAGTAGCGGTGAAGTTAAATCCGTTAAGGATTGTATCAGGACCGCAGCCAACTGGATTATCTCCTTCTACGGGAGAGGCATCAGGTACTGTTCCACGAATGTTTTTGATAACCTTCAGGTTACCAGCAGCAATGTTTGCAGTGTATTGTGAAGCGTTAGAGTAATCAACAATTGTGTGGTCTGCTTCCAAAATACCAATTGCCGAAATACCCCCACGATCATAAACACCACAAGCTAAAAGCTGGTGATTCGGCAAAGTACCGCAGCCATATTCAAAATATGCCATGTTTTAAGATTTGGGAATGTTTTGTTTGACATTTGGATGGCAAGTCAAGGCCACAACGCACGACAGGACAAATATACAATTAAGAACAGAATGTTTTTGAGCTTCCTCCAACAAGGTTCTGAGTCTTCTTCTCTACCTCTAAGGTTACCGGTGCAAGCCTGCTTATCCGTATCCAAGATGGAGAATATGCCTCAGAGCGAGTGAAAGAGTTCTGAGCAATGATATTGTAGCTGACATCTGTCAACTCAAAGTTATCATGTCTGCAAGCTAGCCTTAAAGCATTGTGAACATACTCAGGAGAGTAGTTTATAATGAAGCTCTTAAACTCTCTGCTCTCAGCATACACTACTTGCCTTCTGCCAAAGCTGTCTTGGTACATTTCCATCTCTCCGTCATACTGCGGATTGCGAATCTCTCCCCATACACGCATGAATTGCTTGAACTCATTGCCTGGGGATGCAGCAGGGTAGTAGAAACCGAATCCGTAAGCAGGCACAGTAGCCGTAACCCCTTGCCAAAAGCTTATTCCAACAGTATGGCAAGCGTCAGATAATGGCTTTATACATTTGCTGTAAAACACATCATCGCAACAACATTCGGAAGCAATCTTAATATAAAAGCATTTGTTCTTTATCTCTTCTATTGAAGCAACGCCAATCGTGGCCTCTGTAAAAAAAGAAACCTCATCGCCATCTACGATAGTGCCAGTTGTTTGCTCGTAAATTTCACCAATAACATCTCCAGTAGTCGACTCCACAAGTCCTAACGGAGCAAAGTTGCAGTTCTCGGTTGCAGAAGCTATTCTGAATATGCCTTGAAATACTTCATCTCCACTTCCTAATGGCATTGATATTTCTATAATCCCAATTACCGGGTCGTATAAGTCCATTTCAAAACAAATGCTAAACGGAGCAGCAGCATTTAATGGATTAGAGTTTATTTCAAAAGTGCCATTTGAATTACCGACTATTATTTGCCAAGGATAATCAACTACTCTGTCATCAGGCTCTACTGAAAAGCATACTGTATTTTTGCAGCCACCCGTAAATGGAGACTCGAAAATTACTTGAATAAATTGTGGGGTTGCCTCCTCTTCTCCAACTTCGGTAAGAAAACTAAGTTGCCCTTCTATGTAACCTGGGTCTTCGCTGCCTATCACCGTAGTTGAGCCTCCTTCTATGCTTGGGACTGCGTCAAGTATGTACGGCATATTACTACAAGTTTCCTCTTCAGATGGGTCTCCTTGATACAATATACTTATAGGGTCTGACACATACCTTACTGACCTAGAAATCTCGTAGAACGTATCCATAACCTCTTCCATACAAGCTGCTGACCTATCGCTAGGCAAAGCACCATCGGCAATAGCACGAGCCGTGTATGCTTCATATACAGCATTGGTGAACTCGAACAGAAGGGGAGCGCAGTACTCGTGCTTTTCGCATCCGCATTCGTCAGTTGGAATCGTTTCGCTCCAACCGAGAGGCTGGTTAGGGACTATATTGTATATACTCATTCTGTAATTAATTGAAAAGAAGTTAACCCAGTAGTTAAATTAGTAGAAATTTCTTTTATCCAACCTTTTGTTCCGTCAAAAAGAATGTATCCCTTTAAATTTGCTCTAATGCTAGATAATTGCGATAAATTTATCCCAGCATTGAAAACGACAACGCTTTTTAATTTGGGATTATTTAAATTGGGGACATTTATTCCCTGAAGAGTAAGTCCGTCAGGCGCTCTGTTGGAATAGTTTTTAGCTACAAAGGGATGTGATATGGATGCGGCCCAATACTCTCCTGACTGAATGGATGTTCCATCAAAATAACTAACAAGATAACTCCTTACTGCATCAACTCCTATGGTGGGATTCCATTTTTCTGCTATAATTATATCTTTAGATCCGTATGAAGAAGGGTTAGTTGGGAAGTCGGATGTAGGCACTTGAATTTGTGAATTTATATCAATCTGTTTTGTGCTACATGATTGACCCACATAACTTATTTCTTGGTGCAAAAATGCGTTTTCATCAGTCGATGTTCGTCCGTAATTTAATGAGCTAAAGTTATAAATATCTTGCTTTTGCTGAGTTATAGACTCGTAGTTATTAACTTCTGCTATTTGAGATTGTTGGAAAAAGTAAGGCTCTTGCTCTATCCTTAAATAATTTTGACCAGCAGAAAAATAAGGCTCTACCGATAGGTTATACCACCCAGCTATTCCATTAAAGATATTTTCGAAAGAAACGAAAAACGCCTCTATTTCATCTTTAATTATAGAGCCAGTTGTAAGGTAAACATTAGCCGCCCCATAGCTTGCGGACTCGACTTCGGAAACAGATAATGCCCCCCAAGGAAAGGTAGCGCCAAAGCTTATGGTTTGATTCCCAAAAAACAATATCTCTATTGTGTTAGTCCCATTATTGTTTGCGTATATTGGCCATATACCATTTGCCTCATTTGCTCCACCTCCAAATAACTGAGATTGTCCGTTTAATATTTGAGACATTCTTGTAGCAAGCTGAATAGAAGTCAGACCTCCAGCGATTGCTGCAGTTATAGGCCCTTGAGTTTGCCCATATATGTCTGCCCAAGTCGGCCTAAATAATCCGCTTGGCCCTAGGGCAGTAACGGTTACCTGAAGTCTTCTAGGTCTATATTCATCTGTAAACAGAAAGTCGCTAACTATTTGTATAGAAGAATTAGAAAAATAGTCTAAGCAATACTGAAGCAAATCACCGGCTTTAAACCATGTTTTATTGCCGACAGTGCCACCTGCGGCTAGCGTTTCCCCAATATTTGCAATTGCAGAACCATCTAACGATAGACCTCCATTAATTTGGACATCAACGCTTTTTAACCTTGATATAATGCTACCTGCGGTATTGTCTTCTACCGAGCAAGATGCTATACACCTTTTTAAATCAAACTCTACATTCGAGAGATATATTATTCCATTAAACGAAAATCCACAATCGCTAGATATTTCCACCGAAACCTCTACGCAGCCGTTAGACGAATCGTATAGTGACTTTAGTAAAAGATATCCCTCTCCGTAAAATTCTAAATCCGCTATAACCTCGGTAAATAAGCCTGGCAGAGCAGCATCTCTTATAATCTTTAAGTCAGCCTCTCTCCAGCCCATCGGCTCTTCTACGGGTTGTGTATTTAATAAAAAAGTAAACCCCATTACCAACTCCTCCTTCTGATCACTTGCTCTATCGTACTGTTTTTATTCATTGCTTTTGAAAGCTCCTTTACGTTATCTATCTTGATTCTCTTGTTGTTTTTTATTGCGCTAACAAGTTCTGCTGTTTGAAAGGCAAGCTCCATAGTAGACTGAGATGTATTTTTTCTTTTTACATCATTCATAGAGTCTCTGTATGCTGGAATAATGTATTTTTCAGCAATCAGTCCAGGTAATCTATCTTCTCTAATGGCAGACAAAACATCCTTGTATTTTGCTGTTTCATTAGCCGTCATAACAGACTCCCCCTTTTGTAGTTTCGCTATGAATTCATCTGATTTTAATGGGCCTGAAGTCATCCTTCCATCCCCTCCAATATCTATACCTCCATCGTGGAACGTAGGCATTGGAGTTGATTTTACTGCGTCTATTTGAGCAAGCCCTAATCCTGCGACTGGAGCTACTAAAAGAGCAGCAGCAGGAAATGGCAGTTGAGCAAATAAGTTTATTATAGCTACTGCGGTATCCATTTTTATTTTAGAAATTGCAGCCTCTTGATCTATTATAAATTGCTGTTTTTTTATTTCGTTTACTCTTTTCTGATACTCTTCCTCTCCCATTACGCCTGCCTCAAACCTTGCTGATAATGATTGAAGCTCTGCTGTCATAGCGTTTTCTCTCATTTTCCTTTCTGCATCGGCATATCCGGTAATTAAAGAGTTTGCCTGCCCTATTATTTCGATTGCAGCACTAGCATATTTTTTTATTTTTTGCTCAAGACTCTTGGCCTCTTTGTCGGCATACCTCTGCCTTATATTGTCAAGCTCCTTTTGTAAGGCTTCTTCAAGCGCTTTTCTTTCATCGGAATTTTCATCAGTAAGCTTAATCAAATCAATATAATGAGACGCTGCTGCAACAAGCTCTTTATCCATTGCACTCATGAATGGAGCAGCAATTCCCTCAGAAATCTTATCTTCATTCTTTCTATATGTTTCAAGAAGTTTGTCTATTGCTTTTAAGTTAGGGTCTTTGCTAGGGTCAGGAGTTTCCTCCCCCTCTAATACCTCTTGAGACAGAGCATCGGCAGTTTTTGCACGAGCTATTTCTATCTCCTCGTTTGCCTTTTTCTCAGCAACAACCCTTGCAAGCTGCATTTCGGCAGAACTCTTAGCCATAAAAACATCGAGGTCACCTTGTTTTTGGGCAAGGTTTGCACGAGCGTTGTTTTCCTCAATGCTTCCTTTTTCAGATTGTTCTACTCGTATTTTAGCAAGAGCAACTTCGTCTTTTAATCTTTGTTCTCTTGCCTTTTTACGTTCTTCCTCAGAGGTTTTGCTATTTGCTGCGCTTTGCACTTCTAAATCAAAAAGCTCTTGTTGCGTAGCTTTTATTCTTTCAAAAGACCGTATCTGCTCTTTGGTAGCCGTACCAGCCTTAACCATCCCCTCAAGGATTAGTTTTTGCCTAGAAAGCTCATCGAGTGCCTGCTTCTTTTCCTCTCCTTTAAGAAGGCTTATCCTTTTCGCATTAGCTATTCCTTCTTTATTTATCTCTTCCTGAACTTTAACAATTTGTTCTTCAGTCTTTATGAATTCATTGGCAACAATGACAGACGCGCTTCTGCTAGATGTAAATAGATTAAGAACCATTCCAGCCTTTTCCATTGCGGTAAAGTTGCTGTTCAAAATCGAATTAACCCGTTCTAATTCGGTAGATATTGTAGAGGCAACAGTTTTTATGAATGCTGAATTGGCAAGGTTTGATTTCAACAAAGTAAATTGAGTATTTACTCTATCGAGAGCCGCATCAAGGGATTCTTTTTTACCAGCAAGGGCAGGCGCAAATTCTTTCTCAATTACATTTGCAAACTCAGGAAGTATTTCACGAGAAAGTATTTTACCAGCTTCTTGAAGCTTTATAAACTGATCCATCGTCACTTGCTGCTTTGGGTTAAGGTTATTATATGCCTTTACCATCAATGATGTAGCACCTGGCAATGCTTCAGCAAGCTGTCTCCTTAATTCCTCCGCAGAAACAACTCCCTTGTCAATCATCTGTTGCAAAGCAAAAAATGCTCTCTGCGACTGAAGGGAGGTAGCACCAGCAGCACGAAGACCTGCTGACATCTTTAAAAATATTTGTTCTGCCTTAGCTGCGCTAAATCCAGCTTGTGTAGCAGATATACCAAAAGCAGCCATGCCTTCAGCTAATACTTCAATGTTTATTCCAAGGTTTTTACTTGTCGAAACGAGTCTCTTAAATAGCTTCTCGCCATCTGCGGTAGATCCAGCAACAAAGTTTAATCTGTTTTGAAGAAGTTCTAACTTTCTCTCGGTATCAATTACAGATTTGCTGAATTCAATTATTTTATCAATACTAAATGCCGCAACTATCATCCCACCTATCTTGTTGAGCTGATTAGCCAACGGATCAAGGCTTTCGGCAGCCTTTTTGTTAGAGCTAACCATATCATCCGAAGCCTTTTTCGCAGAAGAAGCCAGCTGGTCTTGCTTTTGAATTATTAAGTCAAGCTTTGCATTTAGCTGTTGAATATCTGCGGTGTACTGAATAGTAACATTAGCCATCTTTGGTCTTCTTTTTTCGGTTGTACGAAAACAAAGTTAAGGCTTTCTCCAATGGAGATTTCATATACTCGTTATAGGCAATAATGTCCCCTTGAGCCATGCTTATGAATAGCTCCCTCCAGTTAACATCACTCATGTAGAGTTCTGCTCCTATTGTGAGGACTTCATCAGGTCCTGAATTGCTTGTAGGCGGATTTGGGATTGCTCCCATAATACCATCCAGTCTTTCTCTAAAGACTCGAAGTTGGGAAAGAATTGACTCAATCCGCCTGTAACGAAAAAATCGTAAAGCTGGCCACTCGTGTAGTTCTTGCGGAACATATCCACTTTCTTGTGTTCGAATTCATCGTTCCACTCAGCTGGGTCTTGGTCTTCACGGATGTATAGCGCACCGGCTAACTCCATCATAATCTCAGGATGCAAGAGCATCTCTTTTCTGCTTTTAAGTTCTCCTATAAGGAAACCAATCTTAGCCAAGTCCTTTACCTTATCTCCGCTGGTAGCATTGAATAAAGCCTGCTCCATGTTCTGAATAAAGTTTGCTAGCTCATCATTGCTAACTACTCGGTTAAGCTGGATGATATAATCTTGCACTCTGCCCATTCGTTCGATAGGGACATCGAATAAGTTGTTGTAAACAAAAAACTTATGCCCCTCGCAGACCATGGCAAACTTTAAGCCTCGCATTCGGTCAGGCTTGTAGGTCTCGTCCCAAACCATTTGGGTCAGCTCTTTCTTGAAAAGCCGATAAACAAATTTTATCATTAAGCTAGTTTTATAAAGATGAAATTAAGCGGTACGCACATGGCGCATACAAATATCATCTCTAAAGCGTTAAAATCAAAGCCTGGTGCAAAAGATGTGGCAGCGTAGTAAATAACGCCCCAAATAGAAGCCATGCAAGCGACACAAGCGTGTGTGGGTTTGTTAAGGGGATTACCTTCGGGGAAAGCTTTGGACAAAAAGCGTCCAATCTTCTCGAATATCATATCAGGTTCAAAGGAGATATGAGTAGCTACTATGAGTAGACTAACTATTATCGCTCTCTCTATCATTCGGAATAGAAAAAATCCAACGAAACACAGCTTTCAAGATCCTCAGAGATATCCGTATCAATATCAAGGGGATCATCAAAATTGCAAGCATCAGCAGGGTAAATTCTGACTTCATATGTTCTATTTACAGCAAATTTAGTTTGGTCAGGAATGAGGTAAACATCTCCTTGAGCAGAAGACTCATACACCTGCCTAATAATCGAATTAAGAGACAAGTCTTTAATCAGTAATAAATACTCGGTTTCTGCATCAGGCATCCTCCCGATAAACACTTCTTCGCAGCAGATATCGTAAGTTCCCAAATCAAGACAATCGGTGCATTCAAGGCAGCTCATAGCTTTACTATTTTATTAATGAGGTAAAGGTAAAGTTTTATATCCACTTCTTTTCAAATGAATCAAATACCAATCGTTCAAAAAGGTATTAATCATATATCTGCAAGAGTCACCGTGATCCGCTAACTGGCTGATAATCTGTCGGTTACGTTTTATAATGTTGCCAGCAGCATCGCATCTAAGTTGCTTAAAGTCCCTTGACATATTCGGGCATTTCTTAGGATTCACCTTGAAGTCGGGGTGGTTTCTAAGGACATAGTTACATTGCGCCCTGCTGTTTTCGTGCTTAGGGTTAGGCTGTATCCGTATCTGCTTAGTGCTAAGGTTAAGCCCTCTTGCAAGCTGCTCGTAGTAGTTGGCATTGTCCCTCTGAGAGAGGTCTCCCCTTTTGCCCATGGCATCACCAGTAATAAGGCACATAGGAAGATATGGCTCATACCTTTCCTTAATCACATCTATCATCTTCGGGATGCTTCCATCCACTACGTTAAACTCATCTACTATGTGGAAATGTTCTCCTTGGTCATCTTTCCACTTCTGCGCTACGATACCAGCAAAAGGCTGCAAGTTAAAATCAAGCGATATAAGCAACGGAATATTCGGGTTGAAGTGTATGGACTGACTTTCGTGAGTTAGTGCGTCATACGCCATGAAAAACGGATTGTCGGGCTTCTCTTGAATCTCCCAGTCTCCCTCCACGAATCGTAGGTATTCGTATTCGGGCATATTCGCCTTTAGAGACTGAAGGTAGTCGGCAGGGATGTAAGGGTTGTCTGTAATCTTGGAAGGAATGTACGCCCAAGTTTCGGGCAATGACTTCTTCTGCCATCTGTCGTAGACTTCTTCCTTTACCCAGTTGTTAGCAGGGTTACAAGTGGCAAGTACTACGATAGGCGGTCTGCCAACAGAGTTGTTCCATGATCCAGCACGTTCGAGCATTTTGTACAGCGTCTGCTCTTGGCACTCGTTAATCTCGTCAATGCCTCCTCCATTTATTTCGAGTCCCTTGAAGCGGTCCAAGTCCTTATCCGTTTCGTAGTTTTCGCCCATGAAGATAATCTCGCTGCCATTAGTGAAAGTGACCGTCTGCGCCTTTTTGTCCCAAGAGGAAATATACTTAGCCAATCCTTCATTTAGAATGGAGTTAAAAGTTACTAAGGTAGTTCTTTCGAGCGTAGGCATATTCGCACGAACAATCACCCATCTGCTCTTCGGAAACTTGGAGCATAGGGATATGAAGGTTAGAAGAAGCCAGTAAGTTTTTCCACCCCGGATAGCTCCGCCAAACAAGATGAACTGCTTCTCTCCGGACAGCGCAAGCCGATAGGCCTCCGTTTGTCTTTTAGTTAATTTCATCTTCTTCTCGTAAGTCTTCTTCTATCTCTTCGGAGTCATCAATGTCAACCACCTGCGGCATCGAATCACCTGATACTGTTACCGAGTCATTTCCGTCAGTTAGTTCAAGCACGAATGGCTTGTCGTTGTTCTCCTGCACTGCATTCTGTGGCTTACCATAGATGTAGGCAAGAACAAGCTCTATGGCTCTCATATTGCCACGGATACCCTCAGAGACTAATCTTGCAATCAGTCCTTCCATGCGAGTGACTCCATTTATGCTTTTGTTGAGTTCTATCTCAAGCATATTCTTTAAGTCCTTCTTCTTAGCTTCCCTTAACTTTTTGACAGCTACTATCCTTGGGTCATCGGGACCTGAGATAGGGATGAGGTTTGCTCGGTGGTCGTGCTTGTTTTTGCTTGGCTTTTCTTCGGGCATGAAGCAAATTTAGTTCCTAATATTGAATTATGCAAAAGAGCCACCATAAGGCAGCTCTTACACAAAGGAAACTAACTAAAAACGATATACAAATATACTTGTTTTTCGATTTGTTTATGGGTACATTTGTGCTGCTACTTTTTGTTTTGCTAAAAGTACTGTTGTTTCTTTATTTTGTTTAGCTGCCCTGGGTTGAGAAATCCGGGGCTTTGTTTTAAGGGGTTAGCCTTAAAGTATATTATAGTTACTAAGGATATAACCTGGCTTGTGATAAGCTGGACAAAAAGAAACCCCAACACTTCTGCTGGGGTCTATCGACCGTGTACTCACGATCCCAAAGGTTGTAAAAGACCACGCCAGTAAGCATCGTTGAGAGGCTGCGAGGTACTGTTAGAGCAAAGTTAGAAAATATCCGTGGGTTGTTCATCCGTGTATTCTAGCTTCTGCTTGATCCACTGAATGTAAAGGGTGGCATCCATCAGCTCTTCTTCTAAGTGGGTAAGGCGGTCATTGATTTCTGCATTGTTCCTGCAAAGGGTAGTGCCGTACTTGTTAATACCTACCTCGGATCGTCTGCGGAACTTAGCGACTACCTGCTCAACCATCTTATCGGTCATGACTTTCTCCTTTCCACCCAGCCGGTGCTGCCGTTAGGGAATACCTGAAGCACTCGCTCGTAGTGGCTAGGGTCGAATATCCTTACTCGGTATTTATCGGGGTTCTTGTTTAGGTCGTGCTTTTCGGGCTTCTTCTTATCTGCGCCCTCTTGTTTACCGTTCTTCATCAAAATATGGTTTTAAGTCTTTAAGTTCGTACTCGTCACTTGTTAGCTTAACGCTAAGGCCTCTATGGAGGTCAAGCCACAATATCTCTTTTCTAGCCATAGCCATAGTCCAGCCCATTTTCTTTGCTGCGTACTTTATAGCCCACTTGCTCCATTCTTGGCTTTGGTCCATAGTTATCTTGTATTCAAGAAACTTCTCGAATGGCATCTCCGTGGCTTGCTCGAAGGTAAGTCCTACAAGCTCGTACTGCTTGCCTAGGAGTTCCTTTATCAGTAGGCGTAGTTTAGATTCCTTCATAAGCTTATAAGTCGATTAAATCTGTCTTCGGCACTTTCCTATGCAATACAATTGCATCAGTAGCCTGGCTAGAAGGTTTAACATCCTTATCGATTATGAAGCCGATAAGATTAATGATATCCTGCACGGTAGATCCAGCAGGTAGTTCAACTGAAAACTTAGTTTCAGGAGTACGGATAGACACGCTAATGTGCCTCTCAAGTGTTTCGCTCATGTTGTTTTAGTTAGTAGGCGCAAGATACAAACTTTCTGCAAAAGTCAACTTTGTTCATTAAAAAAAAAATATACCTTACCCCTGATATATACAAATGTGGATAATTTACAGAATCCAAACACTGTCTTACAACTGTCTTCTCATCGTGTAGAAACCTTCATAAGAAATTAAACCACAATAGCTTATCCGTGTAGAAAACACCGAACCTTTAGAATTAGATTTGAATTACACTAAAACTAACTTATTAAACAATTCAAAAATTAGCCTCTAAAGAACCATTCTGACCTACTTTCTGCGGAAAACTTTGAAAGAAAAAGCTTGGAAGTTAGTTTCGACCTTCTATATTGAATATATAATAGTTATATTACTATTAATACTATTACTATTAATAAGATATTACTATTAATACTATTACTAGTAAATATATATATTGTCCGATTTTGCTTTTTTTGACTGAAATCAGCATAGTTTGGTTAGTCTTGTGTTGGAAAGGTGTTTTTCAAAAAGTTGGTGGGTAAGGAAAGAATCTGCCCTCTAAAGGCTTAAAATAACTGGAGGCATACAATCTATCCACCCAGCATAGTTCGTTCGTTACATCGCAGCTAAACACCATTAGCGTTTATGTGGAGGACCATGGAGACATCAGCTTGCTTTCCCCAAGAGTTGTCGGAGGGAAGAGAATAGAGTATGGTATGTTTTGTCTTGTGTTAGATAGATTGAGTATTATGGAGATGGGGGAACTCCCACCCCACCACTCAAATCTGGGCGGGTTGTACCTTGTGCTTGCAACACAAGTCATAGCCGTAATGGATAAGGACTGACCTCGCATAACACAAGGTAGATGCGATTACCAGGCGTTCATATTATCTGAAATCGCTGTGTTTTTTTATGAGGTGGACGGATGGCGGAATACCAAATCCCCTTAATCAATCCCTTACACAATACACCAAATCAATACACCAAATCACCACTACAAAACACCACATATAAAAAGCCTATAAACACCAAAGCTTGTAACATCGCATCTAAGGCTATTTTAAAGCCTTCTAAGCCACGTTAACCTATCAACCCATACCAATGTACCAAACGAACCGAAATAACGCCTTAAAACGGCTAAAAATAGGGCGTTAACAATTAGGCATAAAAAAAAGGATGTAAACTTAATTACATCCTTTCTTATTAGTGGTGTTTTGCTATGCTATCTTGTTAGTCAAGCATATTAATTGCTCTATGCTTAAAGAGTTTATATAGTCGCTATCAAATACCCATCCTTTATGCGTTTTTAAGTAGATAGAGGCACTTAATATGCTTTGTAGATGCTCTGGTTTTTTTGTTTCTAGATATCTCATAGAACGTAGGTAGAAATTACCTACAGCGAAATGATAACTATGCATAGTGTAAAGAATTAGAGTTAACAACAAAACCACTATCGTCCTTTTTCGCTTTTCCTTTTGCGGTTAATCCTAAAATTACACCACGATTGTAAAGCATAACGATATCTGATTTGTCCCCATCTACTACAACAGCGCCTAAATAATTAGATGGTAAACCACCACTAAACACCGCTGCTACATTTGCGCCCAAAGCCAAAGCCTCTATGCACTCGCTGTGGTTGCTCTCTGAACGTGAAAAGGTCAAAACATAATTTGTGCCAGCATACTTTCGAACTTTGCCTAAAGTTTTTGTATAGTCGTAAAAAACCAAATTAGGCATACATTCAAGCACATCAATACCACTGCGATTTTTAATAATTGCAATGAAATCCAAATCAGATGTCCCATTCAAACGAATGGCAAATTTTTCGCCCAATTTTTCGGCTTTCTTATTTAATCGCATTAACTCATTTACAAGTTTATTTATAAATGCTGTGCGCTCGTAAATGTAAAAATCAGTTTTTTGAATTCTTGCAAATTGAACGTTTGAAAAAACGCCCATTCCCGAGGTATCTAAGCAAGCCAAAATACAGCCATTCGATGCATTAGGGCAAATGTTTATCCCTTTGCTGTTTTTGGTGTATGGCGAAAGATACAAAATGTAGCTTTTTAGGCTATTTTTAATTGTTTTGGCATTGGTGCTGCCATCAGATAGTAAACTGCGCTTTTTGAAAATTTGGCTGTAGTTAGTCATTTTGTGGTTTTTTATAGGTTAAATTAAATGCAAAACTCTTTAATGTAATATGCCATTAAGGCTTTCATATCCGCTATGCGGTTTTTGTATTGTGCATCTTGAGTGCGAAACGTTCCGTTAATTTTAACCACGTTTCCATCGTTCATCCACTCTTTAAACTCTTTTTTGATTTGTGCGTTCATATCGTTTTTTTTAGTTGTTTTTGGTGTATTCTTTACGTTTATAGGCTGTGTATTAACATAAACGCCTATTTTGAGAGTTTTGAAATTTGGAATCATTTTGTCGTTTTGTTTATTTGTTGAGTGCAAATATACGGACGTTTCCCAAACTGCAAAACTTTTTTTAAAAAACTTTTTAAAAAGTTGAAATGCCAAAAAATGTAGAACTTTGCGCAATGCGTCACGCATACATAAGTAACACAAGCCAACACCAATGCCTGGGAACAGCCTAAACACAGCACAAAACAAATGGATCTTTTGCCAGGCTGACGATATGTTGACGATTGACGATTGACGATTGACGATTTGTTGACGACTGACGATGCCTTGACGAAAAAAATTATTGACGATAAGTTGATGATTGACAAGCACTTGACGACTGACGAAAAAAATATTTTAAAAAAAGTTTTGCAATTAGAATCAGCCTTTGTAGTATTGCAGAGTCAAACAACTAAACGAAACGACAATGAGCAAACCAACTCTAAAGGACATGATCGCTGCCTCAGATGGTAGGGTGATGTTAGCAAGCCTACCCAAGCGCTTGACGATTGACGAAATCAAAGCCATCATAGATACATTTGACTTTGATGAAGACCCTTACCAGGAATGCAAGCGCATCAAAGCAGAACTCAACGCCAATGGCTGGGACTGCTCCTATGGTCTTGACGGTATGATTCACACTGTTAAACCCTTGACGATATGAAAGTACTTCTCTTGACGATTGCCCTGAGCATTCACGGCATTTGGTTTACTGACGATTTAGAGCTGGTGACGAAGGTAGCTGGACTCTGCTTCCTAATAGCGTTAGCAGCCTTTATAGCCTTCAAATCATCCATCATTGATGACGAATCTGACTACAAATGACAGCGACAATCACTATTAAAGATCAGCAAGGCAGATACAAAGAACTGCAAAAGCAGTTTACTGATGACCGCCATCTCAGCAACTACATCTCTTATATGTACAAAAAAGGATGGCAGGTTATAGGGGTTGAGCCTGGCGGCAATACACTCCCATTCAGCGATAAAGAAGTTGATGCCCTAACTAAGAAAAGCCAATATTGGATTGAGAATGAAGACAACCTTTGGAAATAACTTAAACCATTTTAAACAAATGAAAATGACAGTAACCGGATCTTGGATGGTCCCGATGTGCGAAGAAGCCATTGACTATCTTAAATACCACAACCCTGAGTTGATGTGGATGCTTGACATCACCTATAAGCATCACATTGACAAGCGCACTAAGAAGCTCTACACCCACATCGGCAAGCTTACTGAGGAGGTCCTCCCTTGGTGCTTTATTCCGCCCTTGGTTGAGGTGATGACGATTGAGGATTTTATTGATAAAATCTACATTCCGCACACTTTTTCGCTTGATGTTTATTAACTTAGTTTTTGATTTTTACACCCGCATTACTTTTCACCTTTTAACAACCTAAAAATGACAGTAAAAAACTACCTATTGCAACTCCCGGCTGATGTGTCGGAAAAGGCAATAATCAACACCCAAATCGATGTGCTGGATCACCCTTGTGATGGCATCTGCGATGCTCTCCTGATGGCGTTCTATTGGGACAAGACTCCCCAAGGTCATGACTACTGGGAAGCCATCTACAATGCCTATGAGGCGGACACCGATGCTGAGAAAATGTTTGACCCACGACTAAATTAATACTGATGCCAAAAATGAGAGACATACACGAACGCAAGCTGATTACTAAAAATTGGCCATTGCCGTTCGAAGCCATCCAAGAGATGAAGCAGTTCATCGTCTATGGTGATGTATCCGAAATTGCTAAGGAGCTTGATGTATCCATCTTCAAGATATGGGACTACCTGAACAGAGAGAGAAGCAAGTATGACCTAAAGGTGATGATTGCAATCTTAGAGAGAGCAGAGAGAAACCAAACGATTATGGATCCTAAGACATTAAGCCGCAGATGGCGGTTTAGCTTGAGGATGTATATTAATAAGATTTACCGACACTATTCAACTAAAGAAACCAAAGATGTACGAAATAGACTACAAGAGGCTGAGGCAGTCTAGGAAGCCTACCCTAGCCCAGCAGCAAGGCTGGAAGCCTGCGGTGATGACAACAGTTATCCCTGATGTTGACCCTGCCAGCGAAGAGGCTGAGAAGCAGAGAAGAAAACTAATTGACAAACTTTACAAAAACAAATTAATCTAACTACAAATGAAGAACATCATCAAAGCCTTATATGAGGCAAAAAAAGAAATCGGCTCAATCAAGAAAGACCAAAAGAATCCTTTCTTTAAGAAGAACTATGCCGACATCAATTCTATCATAGACCAGGTCGAGCCTATCCTTGAGAAGCATGGCTTGCTATTATTGCAGCCTATCACCGATGAGAAAGTCATCTCCATCATCTACCATGTAGAAAGCGGTGAGAGCCTTAGCAGCGAGATGAAGCTGACTGGCAGCAACAATCCCCAGGCTGTCGGATCTGAGATAACTTATTTCCGCAGGTACACTTTGCAGAGCTGCTTGGCCTTGATGGCATTTGATGACGATGCCAATATGGCTTCGGGCAGAACTACTCCTCCAGCACAGCCACTGCCAGCACCGCAGCAGAAGCCAGCGAGTGATGGTCAGGTTAAGATGGCTAAGGAACTTTGGGAGCAAGGTAAAAACAAAGATGCTGGTGGATTGGTCCGCATAGCTATGAAGTACAAGTTTGACCAACTCAAGCGTATTGAGCATCTTGGTGCTACCGACATCAATCTCCTTATCGTAGACCTTCAAGCCTTCTTAAAGTGAGGTATGGATCTGTTTGTTCCGGCATAGAGGCTGCTACTGTTGCGTGGCATCCTCTTGGCTGGGAGGCACAATGGTTCTCGGAGATAGAGCCATTCCCCTCCGCTGTATTAGATTATAGATTCCCGAATGTTCCCAATTTGGGAGACATGACTCAAATTCACTTAAACCCAATATTTAATGACTCAACTATCGATGTTCTCGTTGGAGGAACACCCTGCCAATCCTTCTCGGTCGCAGGACTTAGAAAGGGACTTGATGACCCTAGAGGAAACCTCATGCTCACTTACCTCAGCTTGGCTGAAAGAAAGAAGCCACAATGGATTGTTTGGGAAAATGTCCCCGGTGTGTTGTCAAGTAACGGAGGAAGGGATTTTGCAACCTTCCTCACAGCGTTGGCAGAACTCGGGTATGGGTTCGCCTACCGCATTCTTGACGCTCAGTACTTTGGAGTCGCACAGCGAAGAAGAAGAGTGTTTGTTGTCGGATACCTTGGAGACTGGAGACCTGCCGCAGCAGTATTATTTGAGTCCCACAGCTTGCAATGGAATCTTGAGAAGAGCAGAAAAAAGGGGAAAGAAACTCCCCGACCAGCTCAGGATGGCATTGGAGAGAGTGGCAGAACGATAGCGATGGCGCATGGGCAGGCAAATGCTGAGATAACCACAAACAATAGCTGTCCTACCCTTAGCTGCGTTCATGAAGCACCGATAGTTACCGAGCCTACCATCATTGATAGAGCAGCCTTCAACCAAGGTGTAAACGCTCAGTATGAGCCATACATTGAGGAAGGGGAGACAATGCCATCATTAGTTGCTAAGGGACCTCACGCAGTCGCTCACGCCTTCAAGATAAGAGGAGGCTCAGAGGTAGAGACTGGCGAGCAAGGAGGAACTCCGGGCAAGAAGGCTGGAAAAGGATACCTTGGTCAAGATGAGCGTGTATTTACCATCGGTGCTGTGCAAGATCAGATGATAGCGCAGCCTATTCAAATTTGTTTTAATGATACAAATGGCAAAAGGAAAGACAGACCAAATGGAGGGCTGTACATTACTGAAAACCCGACCAAAAGCCCAACCATTACTCAGGCAGATAGTGATTTAAAGGTATTACAACCCCTCGCAGTAGACTGCTACAATCAGACAGTCAACGAGAAGACAAGCCAAACCATCGGCAGCTCTGCAAGTGATGTAAACCACTATGGAGCGGTATTGCAGCCTCAAATACTTGCTCCTACCATTACACAATGTAAAGGCAGCCGTGGTGGTTGTAGTGATGAAGCTGTATCTGAAATTAATGCTATTCAGCAGGCTCAAAACACTATGGCTATCAGAAGATTGACCCCTACCGAATGTGAAAGACTTCAGGGATTTCCTGATTCTTGGACAAGAATACCTTATCGTAATAAGCCGATAGACAAATGCCCCGATGGACCACGATATAAAGCCTGCGGAAATTCTATGGCAGTACCCGTGATGCATTGGATTGGAAAAAGAATTGATTACATTGCAAACCTTTTAAACGAAACAAAGTGAACTTAATCGAAATCCCAAGGAGTAATGTCGGCAAGGCTGACATCTCCGAGTACGCAAACAAAATGATTTCCCTTGTAGAGAATGGCGAGGCTGACCCTCTCGAACTGCACATCAAAGCTAAGGCCCTTACGAAGGCTTTAGCCGAACTCATCGAGAAGACTGAGGAGTTAACGAGGGAAGAGGCAATGAAGTACGGAGGCAAGTCCTTTGAAGCCTTCGGTGCTACTATCCAACTCAAGGAGGGTGCAGACACTCCCGACCTCGATGAGGATGCTGTTTTAAGAGAACTCAAAGAGGCTGTTAAAGCAAGGGAGTCTATCCTCAAGCAAGTGTATAAGATGAAAGGTGGAGTGCAGGTAGTGGATGAGGCTACTGGAGAGGTAGTGCCATTGCTTCCCCCTAAGCCTACCAAAGCAAGCATAGCAATCTCTTTTAAATAACCAGCCATGAAAAATTATAAAGCAAGCGTATTTTTAAAAAGACCAGACCACTATACTAAGCCAATGCCTCACCCTAAATGGTGGCGCAGATGGCTCGGTCAGACAGTATCCTACGAAATAGGGTTTGAAAGGGTTGTTTACGAATTTCAAGCTCCTCAAGCAGCTATAAGCGCAGATTGGTTTCAAGAAATGATAAGAAAGTCACTAATGCAGGTATCTGAAAATAGCAACGTGCTGCTATATGATGGGAGTATGATGTTTGAAGAAAATAGGCAAGCAACTCAATACATACCTACTGAGGGAGGCATTGTAGAGCCATCAACCACTAATCATCTATTAAACAATACGGAGGAAAAGAAATGACAGCAGAAATGAAAGCATTGTCGTTGTTGCACCGGCACAATGGCGATAAGAAGTCCGCAGAGCTTAATGCCTTAGAAATATTAGATGATGTCACTTGGAATGGTGACCAGGAGGAGATAGACTTTTGGGAGGCTGTATTGGACGAACTCGAACTGATGGAGGAAGAATGAGCGGATGGATTAAGATAGAGCGGTCCCTACAAGATCATTGGATATGGTCAGATGCTGTTAAACTGAAGTGTTGGGTAGGTATCCTGCTCAACGCTTCACACAGCAATCAGAAGGTGCTTATAGGCTCTGAAGTGATAGAATGCCGAAGAGGTGAGATAGTCGGCAGCCTAAGAGACATCGCATCTACCCTAGGAGTCTCTAAAGACTACCTTAGGCAGTTTATATCGATTCTTCAAAAAGATTTCATGGTAAATTCTGAAAGTTCGTCAAAGTACACACGGATAACTATTTGTAACTATGATAGTTATCAGGGGTCGCTACACGATGAGAAGACAGTTGTAAGACAAACTGAAGACAGTAAAAAGAATGTAAAGAATGAAAAGAAAAGTCTAATTGATAAAAAAGCAAAAGATTTAGAACCTACAAGCATTGTGGATAAGTTTAACATATTTTGGGAAGTCTACAATAAAAAGGAAAGCAGAGCAACAGCACTCAAGTCATGGCATAAGCTATCTCCCGAAGAGATGGATAAGGTCTTAGAGACAGTCAGTAGCTATGTCCTTTGGAAGAGTGACCCTAACTACCGAAAGCTTCCAACAACTTATTTAAATCAAAAGTGCTTCAATGATGAAATTCCATCTATTTTTGCAACCCCAATAAAGAAAGAAACAACAACTTACCAGCCACCAGCCAATGCAATATTCTGAAGCAGTCCAAGAAAAA